GCCAGCGGATAACTGTAGCCGCGCCCTTCTGTTAAATCTGTGTTCGTCCATGCTATCCAGAATCGTTTGGTTTTTGAGTTCATAATCTTCTACGGTGTTTTGGTGATAAGTTCTAAAACCTTTTGTTCTAAATAGGCACAGGCGTCCGCTTTGTAAATTGAATTGGACTCACGCCAATCATGTTCTAGCTGCTTTATAAATTTCGCCGCCTCTCGCAACGCCGCCTCCCGAGTCTTTGAAAGCTCAATTGCAAGATGAGTGTTTCTAACAGTTAATATTTTTAATTCATCCTTAACCTTCATCCGTTCCGCCTCACGGCCAGCTTGGCAGGCGTCTTGTTGGAGTTGCCTAGCCCAGGGGTAATTTAAAAATGATTCACTAAATACATAACGACCGTCTTTAAAATTTATCCCTGGCCCAGCTTTTATGAATGCATTAACCGCATTCTCGATTTGGCTAACAATATTCATCGCGCCCTTGCTCTCGGTTTGGGGTTCGGGACTGTATGTCATTTCAAATATGTCCGGTTTGCAGGGGTAGAACTCGCCCTTAACGCCTTTAATAATCCAGTCGTCCAATGAAGCTACCATCTCTCCCTCCAGTGTTTTTATAATAATAATTGCTGAATGAACCTCCATTTTCTTCAGGTTATAAGAGCCTGAAATAGGTAATGGGTAGCCAGCCCAAAACGGGATTTTATCCACAAAGTAGGCGAGTGCTGCTTCCTTTGTTAATTGTTTAGCTTCGATTATAACTGGGTTTTTACGATATTTCATTCACACTCCTTTCGTTTTGTTGACCCCATTATGCCAGACCTTATCCCAATTCTGCATAGCTAAAATTGGAGTTTCCCCAAAGGCGCACACTCCGTTCTGAATATCGTCCCCATAAAGAGCGCACCACATGTCGCCGTCTTGATATATTTTAGGGCGCATATAAACGTGAGGTTGGCGCAAGATGCATTGAGTCATTGAATGCTCCTGCACTATCATTTGTCCTTGTTCGTAATCCATAATTATTTAGTTTCGTTTTGTGGCTTATTCGCCCCTACTTTTGGACTTCCAATTTCAGAGCTGGTCAGGGCTTTTCGACGGCCACATTGTTCTTCTTCAAGGCTCATTGAACATCACCTCCTTTCGTTTTGTTGGTTGAGGGCTTCCATTATGAAAATTGCTTCGCACAAGATGCAGGTGCATTCTAACCGATGGGTTCGAGTTTCAATTGTCGTACTTGAACGCTGCTTTAGGGCAGCTTTCTTCCACTGGTCACGTTCTCGCTCAATGGCTTTAGCGACTTGCTGAACCTCTCTGGCCCATGAATTACGATTTACTAATTCAAGCCTAAGCGCGTCACGTTCTCGCTCAAGTTTGCGGGCGGAATCAAAAACGGCATTTGAAATACTGGCTTGGTCAAGATTCCCTCCAGACAGAAATGTCATTATTAATCTATCGCGTAAGGCATCAGTTTCAGGCGTCGGCGTCAGGTCAGGATTTGTATTGGTGGGCATGTTATTCGTCCTTCCAGAGATTGTGCGCACGCAACAGCGCTTCACATAGTTGAGCCGGGGTTGCTGTCAGCATTTCAAAATCCGAGATTGCGTTTTTGCCTAAATCACGCTGTAAAATTGCTCGCAGTGCATTGAGAAATAGAACCCTAAAAGATAATCCTTCCGATTTATCCAGCTTCATAATCAGCGGAATTATTGCGTCGTAGGATGTGCGGTAGTTTAATTCACTTAACGAGTGTAATCCTTCATAGTGCCCCAATCCCCCTCTCGTAGCGATACAGCTCGCATTAATTGTTGTGGCAGTATCTGATGGGAAGCACCACTTATCCAACTTTGCCAGCTCAATATCTTGTAGTTCATCTTTCATCTTTCACGTTCTCCGGTTTGAGGGTTTTGCGAAATGCGGTTAAGCTCAGCCTCAAATTCATCTATTTCGGATTTCGCCCGTTTAATGCCGTGCAATATAACGTCACGTCTGGCTTCTACTTCCAGTTGCCAGATTTTCTTGAGGCGATGCTGACACTTAAAGCCACCTGCGACTTTTTCATACGCTCCAACAAAATCCGAAAAGTAAATGCCGGCCACGTGTTTGTAAACGACGGCATAAACGGTCCTGTTTCTTGCTGTGTGCCATGTTCGATTTAGTTTCATAATCACTCCTTTGGATTCTTGCTCTGGCGGATGTTCTGACAAATAATGGTTGCTAGTCCCATCAAACCAGATGCGCCTACTACGCCGAACGCGTCCCAAAGGCAACCTATTATGAATACAATGTAAAGCAACCGCCACCAGTCTTTCGGGGTTGGAAATGATTCTTCGTCTTTCATATCCTTTTCTCGAATTGTTCAATCAGTTGCTCGCTGCGTTCGATGGAGCGCAGGACGAGCGGTTTATGCACAATAACAGCCACGCGGTCAAACAGCACTTCCTTGCGAGCCTGGGCGAGCGTTTCGACCATCGAAGCGTCCAGCTTAACGTCTGGATGGAATCGGCCGGTTTTAACCTCATCCGGTCTCCTTTTCAGCTTTTGGCGTTTTGGGTTGGGCATGGGTTTCACTCTTTCTTCCAGGGGTTATTTGTTTCCAGTCACCATTTCTCAACTCTTCAACCATTCCGCATTCACACCGTCGCTGATGCAAAGGCATCTCACCTTCGACGAATTGACCAGTGCCAGCGCCACCGCGCGAACGCATGGTAGTCGTATACGTCTTTCCAGTGTCAATCAGCTTGAATTGGTGGTTGTGGGTCATATTATTCAATCCATCCCAAGCACTCGGGCGTTTCGCATTTGCCTGCCTTGCATTTATCATTTTGGATACCATTAAAATGAATGCATCGGCCCTCGATTTGTTGACGTAATGTTTTCATGCTTTAAATCCAAGTTCGGTCATATTGTCGAAAAGTCAGGCACGTCCGAAAGATCAATGTGCTCCGCATTTCGAAACAGCCGTGAAGCGATTCGCCGGTCAAACTTTTGATGCCATTCGGCTGGCGGAAAATTTGTGCTGATAAAATTCCACTTGAATTCTCGGCGAGAAAGAATCAAGTAAAGCTGTTCGCGCCCGAATCCACTGGGGTCGTGCTCGGCTCCGATGTCATCAATCAGGGCGATGTTGCAGTGCATCAAGTCATCGACTATACCAATTTCCTGACGCTTCTGAAATTCGTCAACGACGCCTGGCCAGTGAGCATAGCGGGCCGAAGCAAGCCCTATGGCGTCATCAAGGTCCGCACGAACGACCATCGGCATGAGCTGAGCCGTATGGTTAACCCAATCCCGAACGCAACGCATAGTGTGCGTTTTACCGACGCCGTTTAATCCATAGAGCACGCAGGTGCGCCCACGCACAGGATTGCGGGCCAAGAGTACGCACGAGGCGTAAATCGCTTCACGCGCTTTCTGGAGGCGCGGATGCGTGATTTTCATCGGCAGCCATCTGTTGAGCCAGTTCTGCCGCTTCTCGCTCCTCTCGCTCGCGTTGAGCACGCGGCTTGGCTGTGGCGTAGGGGTTGTATCCCTCAGCTTCTCCGCAGACTCCAGCGTTTCGCGGGTTAGGTTTTCGATTGATTTGAGTTCGTTTTTCATTGTCGTATTTTCCTTCCATTATTTTTGCAACCGAATCCGGTTGGATGAACCAATCAAACGAGGCTTTCCAACCTCGGTTGTTGTCACCGCTTAAAAAATCGGATTTGGGGATGCGCTGCATCGCCGACTCCCAGTTCGTTTTGAAAAAGTCATCACGCAGCCTGCTTTCGAGTCCACGGCGCCGCTTGTCTGAAAGTATCAAGCATTGTGGAAGTTTCGTGTTCATCGCGTTTTTGTTCCACGTCTCAAAGACAAGAGCGAGGGGGGCGGATTTTCCGCCGATGCTTGTAGCCTTGTCCTTGTCCTTGTCCTTGTCCTTGTCCTTGTCCTTGTCCTTGTCCTTGTCCTTGTCCTTGTCCTTGGGGGTAGTAGCTACCCTATCGATAGCCTTAGCATAGGGTATCGATAGGGCATCGATAGGGTATGAAATGCCATGTTTTTCGAGTAATTTAAACACGGATTGATGAACGCGGCTCTCTCTAACCAATTCACCGAATTGGAAGGCAATGAATTTCTCAACAAGAAATTTACGCGGTGAAAGCTCCCGAAGTCTTGATTCAAGTTCCTTTAAATGCGTCGAATTTATTTCAATTCCAGATTGAAAAGTAGCCAGTCCTAAATCCGGCTCGACAACGCCAGCGTTGTCGCAGTGGTCTAGAATCCAATACCAAAGGAATTTAGCAGAGGGTGATAAAGAGCGGAACCACGGGTCATTCCATTTGCCTGTTTCGGTGAATCTTTTCATCCAAATACACTGAGCGTGCGCCCAACGTTGAAACCAGGCACAGTGAACCCCGCGAGGAGTCCGCAGAGCAAGCCTTCCGTTCGGCGCACGTTCAGAATATTTGAGAATTGGATTATCACTGTTTTTGCCGGGTTTCAATCGGCTGAAATGTTCGACAAACTGCCTGTTACTCGAACGCCCGCACTGTACTGCAACTGTCATGGTGGTGTCAAGGGTTTATTTTCAGAAAATTGAAGAACTTCTTGGCTCATTCTTTTGGCCGCGATTTCGCAATATTGTTCTTCAATCTCTATCCCGACCGCTTTACGTCCTAAATCTTTGGCCGCTCGAAGGGTTGTGCCGCTTCCCATGAAGGGGTCGACAATGGTCAGCGAATCAGGAGCGAGGCTAAGGCACCATCGCATAAGCTCCACCGGCTTTTGGGTCGGATGCACGCGAGGAATGCAGTGCTGCTCACCGCCTCGAATCATCCCATTCCAAAGGAAGTCAAATTTACGAACGGCCTTGGAAAGATTCGTCCACGCGAGTTCACAATCTGCAAAATCTCCGCTGTTCAACTTGTTCCAAACAAGCCAGCATTTTGATGGCGGGAAATGGAAATAATTGCCCCCCCACACAATCGAATGCAAAGCCTTCTCCACGACTCTCTGAATTAAAATACGGTCTGCTGGTTCTGCGTCCCATTCGGAGGTTTCGGCATATCGAGTCACTAAAGGAATCTTGGCTTTAAGGCGACCCCGGGAGCTTCTTTTGACAGGGTTCGACTCGCGAAGTCCATACGGCGGGTCAGTCAGCAGTAAATCGAACTTGCCAAGTTGAGGTACAATTTCTCTAGAATCTCCATGAAAAATCGTAACGGCTGAGTCTTGGTAGTAAGGTTTCATTTAAGATGGTGGAAATTATTTTCGGCTGCATATCCAGGTTTGAATACTCTGGCAATCCACGATGCCGGCAGATACGGAATCTTGGCGTCGAATACGATGGGTTTCATTTCTCTATTTTCTGGTTATTTTTAGGGGTGAATTCTCGTGAATGAGATTACCCATACAAACGGATTTTTGTCCCAAGAATTTTTCCCGTTGATTGATTCCCACAACCATGAAAATCCCATGCGATAGCAACTCGTTGGCCCTCCAGCTGGATATTTAATTCCTTCTTTTTCGGCGTCCTCTTCCGTAATATCCTGCAACCGCTCAACTCTGACTTCCGTTATTTCAAGGGTGAGTCGGCTGGCCTTACGAGGCATGAAGATGGAGGGTTTCCATGGGCCGAACGCGTGGTCAACTTTTGCCGCGCGGCTTATCGGTTTATTAGCCCTGTAAACAAATTGGTTGAACGGATTTACCTTAAAAGTTTCTCGCACCCAAAGATGGTGACCCTCCATTCCGTATGGGCACTTGACCCCGTGAATCATTTTTCCGTTATCGAACTGGGCTTTAAGCACGTCATCGTTGCGACTCATTCCGGCATAATGCCAATGAGGCTTATCGCTCATATCTTCGAGTCCATTCGTTCTCCGTGTCTGCGTCTTATGGCCAGACAGCAAAGCCTTTACCATTTCGCCAGAAAAAAGAATCGGACGCTCTCTCATGGCAATATCCTTTGCTCTTGGAATTGGTTATTGTTCCTCCAAACGAGATACCAGTCAATTTGAGGGTATTTTGAAGCGGCGACCTTAATTTTTACAGCAGCATCGTCGCGCATCCAACCCTTGGTTTCATAGCATCTTACAAATCCAGCGTAAAAAACCACGAAATCAGGCAAAAATCTGACGCCATTGCCCAGCTTGAACGAAATCGATTGAGCGAAAACATTATTCGCGCCAAATTGGCCCACCAAACGGGCCAGAAAGTCCAATTCCAGCTTATTTAGAGGCTTCGCAGATTGACGCAGGAGCTTCTTTGGCTGTCCTGAGACCTTTTGAGCGAAAAAATCGCTGGCAGCCGGTACGGCGTTAGCAGTTCGGGCCTCATTGGCGGCGACCACACCCGCCCAAACATGCGGATTTCGCCTCTTCGTCGCCTCGCTTGGATTTTGGGGTAAATGAGCCATGTTAATCCCATCCATCACACCCGCAATAGAATTTGTCGAATTGCTGTGGGCCTTTGGGCGTAAAAGAGGCACATTTTATATGGGATTTTGCTTCCGATATGCCTAAAGCCTCGCCGTGGAAAGCGGTGGCCTCTGATTTTCCCATCTCGATTTCCTTTCCTGGCGGTGCATGGTATTCGCGGTTAAATTGATGCACATCGCCCTTGCGTTTAATTGTGACGCTCCATCGGGGCTGGTGGGCAATCCACGCATAGCCACACCTGCATATCTCCATTGCTTCTCGCGAACCTTCTCCTTGAAATTCGAAAAATGCTAAATTGTCCGTGCTCGGGCGCGTATTGCCGCAATGGCATCTCGCTATTCGACCTTCCAGATTTTGGGTTGTTGCGCTCATATATCCTCTTTTGCTGTTAATGTATTCCGTCGCCCTCTTGAAGGGTGGCAGTTCGGTTGTCTGGTTCATATTGCATCGCATCATGTCGAACGGGCGGACCACCGTTTAGCTCGGTTAGCCGATTCATGGCTGAGTTGAACTTTTCTAGAAATGCGTCCAAGGCTTCGCACATCACGGCGATAATCTTTTCATCGCGCTCAATGATCAGTTTAAGCGGCGGGAATCCCCGCCGGTAGGAGAAGAATGTCCAGGATGAAAATCCTGTCACCAGCATTGATCCATGAACCTGATGGACATATTCCTCTGGAAGTTCTCCGGCCAAAAGGTATTTGGCATGCGTATTTGCAAGTGGACATTTAATTTCGATTCCGCTATCATGGCCAAGTAGTCCGTCCGGCGAACAGCCAAGTTTGCCGTCGTCGGTCGTGATGAATCCGACGCGCTGAATAGCGGTATCGTAAAAGTTTTCAAACCACGGAATTGCTTCGGTTTCCAAAACCTGGCCAAATTCCATGTCTATTCCCATGAAATTTGCAATCGGGCTTTGTGTCCACGCTTCCGCCACCTTTTGCGCCAGATACGTCGTGACCATTTTGCCTTTTCGAATCTCGAACTTGGGCGTTACAAGCGCATCCCATTCTGAGGCGGTTGGAATGCCGGCCCGAGCGTTGAGCCATTCGAGCGAATTTTGAGGTATATCAATGATTTTCATCGAGTATTAGCCTCAAATTGTTCTTTTGTTAAAAAGGCTATGCCAGATTGATTAAAACAGTCTGGCTTTTTTACTTTGCGATAAGCGCCCTTGATATTCATTGGAGTACTTGTGCTGATTGCAAAAAGTGTTACCAATTTTGCAGAAGCAAGGTGCCAGCATTGTTTTGAAGTCACAGGTGAATCGACACCCGGGCGCTCACACATCCCGCAATGGTTATAGCGGTCATCTCGACAACCGGAGCAAGATTCTGTGGTTTTCATTAACGTCCTTTCCTTTCTTTCATCGACAGCATTTGGTCGATTACCTCGTACTTGGCAGTCAAAATCCGACGATAATGTTCAAGCGCAGGTGGCTCATCCTTTTTTACTGTGACACCCGCCATTTGCAAAATTGCAATTTCGTTCGAGTTTGTTTCCTTCACGCGTCGTTGAAGTTCTGATGCCTGCCCTGGCGTGATAACAGTACCTTCGTTGCGCGGGTCGTGGTTTTCGTGGTCAATGACAATGGCTAGAGCGCAGCAAAGAGCATTGCGCTTTGCGGATGTAATTGCGGCGTTATCGGCCTGGGTCTCGGTGGCGTTGACCGGCCCGCTACCGACGCGATTCGTATACGGCGTTTCTTCCATGTGGCCGCTGGTATGAATGAGCCGACAGACGACCGTCACACGGTTGGCGTTATTCTCGGTAACCTTGAATGTATAGACGAAGCCATTTTGAAGACATACCGGCTTTGCCTGTCGGTCAATTTCCTCAAATGTGGAAACAACAAACTTGGTGTTGCCAAATTTATCCGGCACTGACTTGGTCGCCTTTACTTGCTTAACCGCGTCTTGGAGCTTGATGAAGTCCTTCACAAAATCGCGAGTGGCCTGGCGGTCTTCCATGTGCTCCGAAAGGACGACAAGCTCTTTGAATGCCTGGACATTTTCAGTATTGATGCCTTTTTCAATCATCTGCTGCATCATGTCGGCTGGCGTCGGTAATGGCCGCGCGACCTGCGACTCTTCTACTTTTTGGAGTGTATTATTCATGCGTCTTTCTTTTGTTCTGCGAGCATTTCGGCTTTGATTTGCTCGCGCAGGCGGGTGGATTCAAGCTGTTTGTGGCATTCGGCCCATTGAGATCGAACTGGTTCAATAGAGCGGCTCATGGCCTGATATTTGTCCCACAATTCCGACTCACGTTTTTCTAGTTCTTCGAGGGTCATGTTTATGGTTGTTAGTCTTCGTAAAAATCCTGCGTTTTTTCTGCCGCGCGTTCCTGAACGTCGTCAGCGTCAATTTCTCGCCCGCACTCGCACTGCGTCGGCTCAATTTCGCCGCCTTCTTGGGGATAACAATTTTCAGGAGGGCCATACGTTTGGGCCGGAATAATTGGAATTGCCAACACGATGGTTTCTTTGCCGCAGGCGGGACACTCCCAGAAGATTTTGACAGGGCTATTTCTCATAAAATGGCGAGTTTTCATTTTTGCTATAACCGCCGCCCTCCGTGTTTCCCACCGCCCGCGATGGGTCGGTAACAGAGTCTTGAGGGGTGTCAGAGGATTGCTCATCCCCGCGACGGTAAATTATTCCGGCGATAAATGTTATCATGCCAAGAGTGCCAAGACCGGCGAAAACGATGATTGCGAAGATGCTCATTGAGTCCATCGGCCGCGTGGAAATTTGTTAACCTCACCCATCGCGCCCGCGTTCAGACGACCGAACCGAGCCTTGATTGCGTCTTGCAGGATTTTCTTTTCGTCGTCATCGAGAGTCAAATCTGCGTCAATGTCACGGCCAAGCTGGATAAGCGTAGGCGCATCAGTCGAGCGCGATATATCCAGCGCGTGGACTGAGGCCATTGGTTGAGAATCAGCGGCTAGGTTCACTCTATCCTCCAGATGCGGACATCTTTGCCGATGGTTCGAGATGTAAACCGTTTTCCAGCGCGGCGTGATTTTGCAATGACGGTAGTGGAAAGGACGGCAGATTTCATGTCAATGCAAAGTATTGATTGGCCAACTTCAAGCTTTTCGACTGCGGCAGCATATTCGCGCCACTTTGCGAGACGTTTTTCCGGCACCGGTATGCCGGATTCAATTTGTATTTCAGGATTCATATTTTAATCAGTTAATTTGAGGCGGGAGACCATTGCCCTTCGGTGCCCTTGACATAACCAGCTTCCGTTAAAATGGATTCGGCTTGCTCATCATTGAGGCAGCGCGCCAAGTATTCAAATGTGAAAAAATTAAAAATATGGCCGTTCGAAACAGCCAAACATCGGATGGCTTGATTGCTAAACAATTTTGCGTCGTTGTTGTAACAGCCAGTCATTGCCTCGAAAAGCGAATGGGCGGCTTCGCCCGTTGCGCAGATTGAGTTATCGTTATTTGAAATGCGAATTGTTGGTTTCATAAATTTATTGGCTGATTAGTTTAAGAGTTAAAAAGGCGCAGGTTTAGCCGTTGCCTCAAGTGAGGACCGGCGCACAGATTTCCGAATTGTAAACATGTTTTCATAAATTCTGTCACCCGCCAATGTTTTAGCGACGCATAATCAAAAGGGACACTTGCCGAGGTCCGCTAAAATCTCCCGTTTCAAAGCGCCAAATTTATCTTCATCGGTTTGAACTTCGCCGTCCAATGCGACAATCCACCAGCGTTCTCCTTTCCATTTACTAGGGTCCGTGGTGGCGTGCAAAGCATTGGCGGTGCAGATTTTTAGAGGCCCTTTTATTTTCTCAATAAAGCCCACGCTAGCTATTGTGCCGCTGCCTCCGTTCGCCGGAGTCCCGTCTTTAGTGGACCTCCAGAAAGCCACCGTGCTTCCGCGCCTAAATGGCTCAAGAATGGCTTCAAAATAGATTTTTTTGTCGCCATCGCCAGAGCCATAGCCAGAGCCAGAGCCAGAGCCATAGCCATAGCCATCGCCATCGCCAGAGCCAGAGCCAGAGCCAGAGCCATAGCCAGAGCCATAGCCATAGCCAGAGCCAGAGCCATAGCCAGAGCCAGAGCCATAGCCATAGCCAGAGCCAGAGCCAGAGCCAGAGCCAGAGCCAGAGCCAGAGCCATAGCCATAGCCATCGCCATCGCCATCGCCAGAGCCAGAGCCATAGCCATAGCCAGAGCCATAGCCAGAGCCATAGCCAGAGCCATAGCCAGAGCCATAGCCATAGCCATAGCCAGAGCCATAGCCATAGCCAGAGCCATAGCCATAGCCAGAGCCATAGCCAAGGATGGCTTCATTGACTTGCTCTCGCGTTAGTTCCATGGCTGCCCTTTCCAAGCGGATTCAGCCTCTTTGGATGCCTCCATGACACTGGTTACGTCATGCAGAGTTATTGCCGGCGCAGGAGGACCTATTTTACACGAATCCGACGGCCCGGACGATGCCAGGCCGACGACGCCGTGGATATCAGACGACCAGTAAACGCACATTTGCGCTTGTTCGAGTCGAATGGTCTTGTTTTCAGTGGGTTTTCCGTAGCCAAAGAAAACGCCCTTATGGGCCGTTGTTACTACTAGAGGTTTTTTGTTCATTTTGTTTTTGGTTTGTGATGTAGTTTATTGTTTTACCGGCTCTCGCTGCATCTTCTCGCGCACAGAAAGGTCGATGAAGCGACCGGCATTTATCAGTTCGAGCGGCGTCCTGCCGTTTCGCTCCTGCAAATATTTGACGAGCGCATCGCCTGTTTCGCGGGTTATTCGGACGAGTTTAAGATGAGATGTTTTCTTCATTGTGTTGCTAGTGTGCTATATTTTAGCTGCATTGCCAATAGAAATTGTGAAATAAAATTATTTTGGGATTGAATCAAGAAATTTTCCTTTGCATGTCTTGCAAATGCCATCGGTGATATTGTGTTTCCCGCCAAGCCATCCAAGAGGCGCAATGTGCATGAATCCGCCGTGCCAGCTACAGCGCCGATGGACGGTCAGCCAGAACCAATAACGGTGAACCAAAAGCCCCACGACTAGGACGATGAATGGCAGGATAAAAAGGAGGAGTTTCATTTGTCCTCCCCTAATCGCAATTTGCGTTTGGCGTTCACGCGCCTCCTTGCCGATTGAATTTCGCGGCACCGACGCGATGAAAGAAACGCCCCGCATTCATTTCGTATGGCCGAAAAGCTAAGCCGGTAGAGTTTAATTTCTTTTTGGTTCATTTGCCAGCCTTACGGATGGCGCTGTAGGCCGATAAAGCCTTCACAAGGTTGTCCCTCGAGTTGCCGACCACTTGACCGACCGCAATGGCATCGCCAGCAACGCGAGCGATTCCAAGAAGCGCCTCGTATTCCTTGACCGCTTTGACGAACGCGTTTGCGACTTCTGAGTCGTCGTAGTGGGCCACTATCTTAATGGAAGCCATTTCGCGGGACTTTTTATCCAAAAGTAAAAGCAAATCGTTTGTGCGAACGACCTGTAACAGAGTGATTTTAGACAAAAAAACTTCATTGGTTTTCATGAGACCTCCTCGTTTTGAAGTGTATCGCGCAGTTCAAGCATATATGCGTTTAACACCTTAGAGTCCAAGTTGTTTTTTTCGGCCAGTCGAGAAGCCAATGCGGTAAGCTCACTCGCCCAAACTAATAACGCTTCCAGTGTTGAGTTTTTCATAAATCGTTTCGTTTAAGGGGGTGAATGGCTATAGGCTTTCAGCCACCACTTGGTTGCGGTCGAGTTGGCCATGCGAAAAAATAAAGTGCAGTCGATGCGTGGCATTTTTGGCTGTCCGGCGAGCCACCCAACCAAACTCAGTATAGGTGGCATAGTGGCAACGGGTGGTGGTGACCAGTTTTTGGAGAGTGTTGTATGTTTTCATTTTGTTCCTTTCGCTGTCGAGTTTATCGCTCACAGATGGGCAGCCTGAAATTCCCCTTCAACCGGTCGAAAGATTTCAACCAATTCGCTAACCGGTTTGTTCCATCCGTTCCAACTATTTACCAGCGCATACGCGCCTGGGCTTTTAATCCCTGCCGCTTTTGCCAGTTGGCCAAAAAGACCACCAGTTTCAAACTCTTCGTTTGGAACGTCATAAGCAAACCAATTTGGATATTTGTTGTTAATCAGACATTTTATTTCGTCGGTTGTTTTAACGAGTTCTTGGAGCGTGTTGGAGCGGTTATTTTTCATATTTTTCAATTTACCAGCCGCATCAGCGGAGCCGCCAAATGAAGCGTGAGCAGCATCAAGCGGTCCGCTGACGGGCTGGAGATTGTTATTTTTGCTGCTCACATAGACAACATACCAGAGTGTTGCATCGGCGCAACATTTATTCGAGCAATCGAATGCTGATTGTAATCTAGGTGATTTACCTAGTACGTTTGCATGTCCATAGGGTTGGACAAATTTCGCTTGAAATGTCCAACGTATAGCGCGACGGTAGCTCCTGTGCGCCTCATCCGCCAACCCCAAGACATGCCAGAGCCAGTCAAGCGTCGTCGAGGCGTCACCTGGCAAGACGCCGAAGCAATCAGCCGGCTAATGGCCGAAAAAAGATTGTTACCCGGCGAAGCTTGCGAAATCGTCGGAATAAATTATCGAACTTGGGCCAGATGGATGGCAAAGGAAAAGAACCACGTCAGAGTATCCACTCTTATCGAGCGACTGCGCGGTCAGCGCCTCGATGTCCTAATTAGCAGAGTTGATGATGCTTCATTAGGAAAAAACATGAAGCAACCAGACTGGAGAGCAGCCGCCTGGCTGGCTCAAGTAATAGACCGTGAGCGATATGGCGACCAGCGCACCATCGGCACCCAAGTCAACAACACCAACGTGACGATCAATGCGCTGTACCTTGAGGCGGCGAAGCGCGTGTATGGTGCGACAGTAAATCAACCTGCTATACAGGCGAGTGATCGGACGATGAAGCAGATTACCATTAGTCCGGCTGAATCATCCACGGCGCCAAAGGAATAATAGTCCTGTTTTGGATGTATTCTTTAATAGTTTTACTTATCCTTTCACTGACTCGCAAGTCGTTGATTTGACGTTCTTTACGCTGTATATCCTTGTGCTATGTCAAGCAATTGGAGTGTCGACAATATTGACACGTTAACATGCGTCGTGTCAGTGTGTTATGTGTTTTTAGGCAGCGACCTTTCAAAAAGCATAATATAGGGCACCCACCCCTTTTTGCTGACGTTCCGTCTCATGCAATTTCTAAACAGGGATAAACTCAAGTTTAAGACCTGGCGAAATCTGTAACCTGAAATGTTTTATGAGAACACTGGAATCTCCCTTAAACCCTCTGTATCTGTATCTGATGACGGAACAGTCCAGATTGTTCCAGAACTTCTTGACATCGGTGGACATGTCCGTTATTGTCTTGGACATGCAGGCTAAACAGGCGGAAATAAAGGTTTAATCAACACAATTCGACGTGAACACATTTTGCCTTCTCTTTGGAAGTATCCTACGGTCGAGCATATGGGTTCAGGAGAACAAGGAAACGCGGCTTGTTTGGATAACGATACTCGCGCTCAAGGATAAGGACGGATGCGTCTATGCATCAAAGGTCGGTTTAGCTGATTCGGCAAAGGTGTCGCCGGAAGAATGTGCGGCGGCCTTGGTGACCCTCCTTTCACCTGACCCGAATGACACGAGCGGGGTTTACGAGGGAAGGCGAATAGTTGAGATACCAGGGGGTTGGCGGGTTATCAATAACGATTTGTACCGCTTTTCGACTGAGGCCAAGCGGGAAATCTGGCGGCAGCAAAAGGCCGTCCAGCGGGCGAAGAAACCACACCGAAAGAAAAATGTCGGCGACGATGGAAAGCCGCCATCGGCTGGATACATGAATCGTGAGATCCGATTTGTTGAAGCAGAGAAGAATGGCAATAGCGGGCTTGCGGATAAAATCGCAGGCGAAGGGTTAAAATGAATCTCCCTTGTCAAAATAAAATTTCAGATTAGGGTATTGACCAATGAATAGGACCATCGAAGCCTTGGAAAAGCGAATCTCAGAACTTGAGCGAGAAGTGGCGTTATTGAAGCTCGCGCAGCACGTTCAGCACGTTCATTACCATCACGAGCCGCAACCCATTCCAGCACCTCAGCCGTGGCCGCAATGGACGCCTTCAATTAGCCCGAACTGCATCAATGCGGTTTCAACATGCAGGGCCAATGGATGGTATTATTAAAATGAAATTCACCATTGGCGGCTTAATCTGTATCGCTCTCCTGCTTTTATTCTCAGGCATGACGGTTCGTGGAGACACATTCTATGAAATGAGCAATGAGCTTGTGCGAGCTGGATGGACGCCGGTTCTGTCATCGTCGAATACTGTTGCTGAATGGGACTTTGATAATACCCATCAGGCAACAAACTTTTTAAATACCAATCTTTCCGACTCATATATTGCAGGCGATGAGCCGGAAAACGATTTCCTCGTTTATTCCACAAATACCTGCGTCATGGCCAGGAGCAATGTCGTGGCAATTGAGTGTGACGACCTAACCATCACGAATAGCGGCGAATTTTGGTATCACAATAAACAAATAGGCAGCATCGCTCCGGTCGGCCAGATATTCTCAATTTCGTCCGAACTCATGACGAATTGGGCGACTGTCTCCCACACCGAGCCGGTGCTTTCGGGGAAACAGCTAACGGATGCGGTCTATTACTATGGCTTGTATCATCAGATCGGAACCATCCAAAGCAACGTGATTGCGGTCATTGACTGGAAAGGACAATCCAAAACAGTTGTCCTCGAAAGCACGAATATTGGGACAATCGAGCGCGATATTTCCGATGCGCCAAACCTTATCGGACAATGAAAAAGCCACCAGAGGATTTAAACAAATTGATTGAGATTTCAGCCGCAGAACTTCTTTCGGGTCGGTACTCTATGGCAAAATGTGCTGGCTATCTTGGCAGGGAAGGATGCAGCAGGCCGGTGAGGTTTCTGATGACCATCGAAGAATGGCCAGAGGGCGAAGGCTATTACAATACCGACTATTTTTGCGAACTTCACAAGCCATGAAAAACCGCCGACTCTCCCATGCCTTAAAATGGTGCAAGAAACGCGCGAAGGAACGGGAAAAGGTTGACAAAGGCGTCAAACCTGAGAAGTTGAAACCAACAGGCCGACTTTCATAACGGGCAGCCCAAGGCTCGATAGGTCAATGTGAGTGACGCCGTGGTCTGTGGGCGGTTTTGTTCGCATGGTCCGCCGGGTTATCAACGGCTAATTGAATCGACTTGGGCGGAATTTATGATTGCGAATGCTTATTGGATAATAACGATGACCACAAAACAGGCACCGCAACCAGCTCCCTTGACATTGAATGATGTAATTGGCATCGCGTGCATTGTGATTTTAGGGATTGTAGTTGTAATTTACATAAAGGTTTCAAAGGATTGATTTTATGAACCATGCCTCAGCAGCGCAAATTGGTTTGGCTGTCGGAGGAATATTCGGGTGCATTATGATGTTAATCGCCATCTTGAAAAAGAAATAGACCCGATGCCAAAGCGAATTAAAATCAGGTTTGAGCCGGAAGTGAATCTTCGGATTGATGTTTGGCAGGTCACCCGAAAATATTTGACACTTTATCGCCCATCGCTTCCCGAATTCGAACCCAATGCCATCCCTCAAGCCAAAAAAGCTCAGCAAAACACAGCAAGCCGAATTTGATGCCTACATGGGCATCCTCATGGCTGGCAAAGAGGCCGGTTGTCCGCAAGACCAGATGGATAATTTTCAGAAGGCTGGAATTGTATTGCAGCCGAAACAGCTTTCCTTTTGCGCAGCGGCCCGTCTATGCGATATCGAAGGGGGACCAACCGGAATCATGGCCGGGGGCGGACGTGGAGGTTCAAAAACTTTTGCTCTTTGGGCGCAATTATGGTGCGATGATTGCCAGCGTTTTCCAGGTTTAAAAGGGTTGATTCTTCGCAAGGTCGGAAAAGCCAATAAGGAGCAAATCAACGATTATCGAGGCCGTCTCTTGCGCGGGCTGGAGCACAATTATAGGCAGCAGGACGGTGAAATATTGTTCGCCAATGGCAGCAAGGTTCTGGTGGGAAATTTCAAAGACGAAAAGGACATCGACAAATATCTTGGGCAGGAATATGACGTTATCTGCATCTCTGAATCCAACCAACTCACCTTCACAAAAAAGAAGTTCATCCTGACTTGCCTGCGCACATCAAAGGCTGGCTGGCGTCCGCGAGTCTACGAGGATACCAATCCTGGCGGCGTCGGCATGGCTGAGAACAAAAAGATTTATTATGAGCCGTGGAAAAAGCAATGCGAGCGGGAGACACGCTACATTCACTTTACGGTGCATGACAATAAATTCGTCAACCGCGAATATGTAGAACAACTGGAAACCCTGACCGGCTGGCAGCGAAAAGCGTGGCTGTTCGGAGATTGGGAGTTTGCCGCCGGCGCTTTCTTCACAAATTTCCTGCCCGATATTCATGTTTACCCTCGCCCGATTAACGCGGCGGAAAAAGCGAAATACATAGTCGATGGAAAGGCGATTACCATTCCCGATCAATTTGATTTTCAGGACAAGGACTTCATTCGTTGGTTTCTGGCCTATGACTTTGGTTTTGCCCACAATGCGGCGGCGGTCCTATGTGGCGAAACGCGCGGTCGGATTACCTGCTTCGTGGACGAATATTGCGAATCAGAACAGGTCATTTCAGAACAAGCTGAAAATATCAAATACATGGTCAAGAGGCATGGACTTGAATGGGAGGACTTGGATTTTGCTGTCGCTGGCAAAGATTGCTTCAACCGAAATGAGGATGGAAAGACGATTGCACAATTATTTGAGGCCGAAGGATTGTTTTTCGAACAGGCAGACATGGACAGGATAAATGGCTGGAAACGGATGCACGCCTTATTCGGGGACATCAGTGCTAATATACAGCCAAAAGGTTATGTTCATTCGCGATGCGTTAATCTGATTGACCAGATTGGAAAGGCTCAACATTCGATTAAGCGGCCAGGTGACATTGAGAAATTCAACGCCTCACCCGAAACTGGCGAAGGGGGTGACGACGTTTTAGATTCCGCCAGATTTATCTGCGCGTCGGACCCTTCAATCGCATTACAATGGGCCACACCCCTCAATCTTACGACTTTTCAACCAGCAATTCTTCAATTGAATGTCGGATAAAAAGAGTCTCGCACAACTCCGATAGAGCAACTGTATAGCATGAAATCATTGAGTGCGCCCTAGCCTTCTCTTGATCCTGCCCATCAAGAGCATCATGATAACGCTGTATGCGTTCGATGCGTTCACGCCACGAGGTAATCAGTTTATCAATGTCTTTAATCATTTTCAACCGGCGGTTTTGAGGTTGGGGATGAGTTGAGTTCTGTAACTTGCATGAGGATAGGCTCCTTGTTCGCAGGACACATTGCCCAATAGTCGAACGCCTTGGTTTTCCTTGCTGGCGATTTGAATTCCAACCTTTCATGGGTTCCTCCGCACCTTGCGCAGCATTCAACCCGAAAAGGCATCATATCAATTTCTCTCATTATCCGTCCCTTGCCCTACATCCATATTTCCTGTTTATAAGGAATTGGATTATAATCGTGGTCAATTGGATAGATGAATGTCCTTGAACCCCACTTCCCTGTTACTAGCCATCTTTTTATCATCATCCATGTTGAAAAAGGAGTGCCTCTATGTCTTTCAGAGCACCAACGAGACCCAATTTTTTTCATCGGATGAGCCCGCTGATACTCGGCAACATCTCGCGGATTTAAATCGCCAAACATTGTTTTCATATTTAGCATTATTTTAAGGATTGGCCAAGCCATTTTCGCAAGCATTGCAAATCACAAAAGTGATGCGTCCTGCGAATATCCGGCTCGATATTCATATCAGTAACCGGACCATCGCCCCGGCTATGGATTCTTTCGTTGTTCAGACTAAGGCGATAGTCAATTGAATTTGCGGTATAAGAAATATCCGTTCCGCATCCGTCACAATTGGTGATAGTTTTTATCATTTGTGTCTCCTGTGTCGTATTCGATTTTCCTTCCGCCTGAAAGCTGATGCAACTTCCGATGGCGTGGTTTCCCGTCCGTACTTTGGGTCAAGAGCTTTTGGGTCAATCTTCTGGATGCGATGAAGCGGCTTTGCTGATTCAACCATAAAATGGTCTCGAAAAACAAATCCGCGTTCGGCATCCCATGCCCACCAGTTCATAACTGCCGTCTCGCGTTCGAATCGCTTGAAATCAAAATTGGTGGATGCGAACAATTTCACGCCACAGTTGTGACAAAAGCCGGTCACGTTCTGTCGTCGAACGAAACACTTTGGACATTGATTCGATGACCGCAGAAGCAAGAAATCGCTCATATCTGAATTTCGACGATGAGTTTGACGGGTTTGTCGCACGGCAACGCACTCCATTGTTCGCGCGTAATCGGAATTTCAATTCTGTCCGCAGGATTGTTTTTCGGAACGAACCGCGCAAAGAATCTAAGCGCGTCCTGTCGCTGAATAAGGGATTCGATTTTCCCTTCGATGATTGCAAGTTTTTGAGTGTCCCCGCTCATGCGAATAATAAACATCAACCGAACCATGACCGCAACAAAAATATTGACATTTTGTATAGCGCAGTGATATTTGCACGACATGGCGTTCAGCTTCTTTGCCAGAAAACCGAGACTCGCGGCTATACCTCCAAAGTTGTCGGAGATTAATCCCGATGATATGCCTGTTGCCATATCCCGCGTCGCCAGAGAATCCGGCATTTCGCAGACGCAATATCAGGGAACGGTTTTAGATGTCCAGCGTATCCAGAATGCGTTACGAGCGGCAGAACGCGGAAACACGTGGTTGCTTTTCACGATTTGCCGCGATATGGCGGCATCATTCCCGCATTTAATGTCGGAATGGTCAAAGCGAAAGAATGTCATTGTAGGCCAACCGATGTCACTGCTTCCCGCCGATGCCGCAAATCCTGATGATGTGATGGCAGTCAATGTCATTCGTGAGGCCATTGACAATTGCGAAAACTGGCAGGATGGCATCAAGCATCTTCTGGACGCCACGCTGTATCCGCTATCGCTGGCGGAAAAGATTTTTGACCCTATCGGCGAATCAGATAGGCCCAATTTCAAATATCTGCGCTCCTATCGCCTGAAAGAGCTTGCGCCCGTCAATCCGCTTCTTTTCTCTTTCGAGGTTCCCTATCGAGGCAATCTCACTCCGGTTTCAGATAATCCCGCCGCCGTGTTCAATCCTGATGCATGGGAAACATGGCTGCGCATCTATAAAACGATGCCCAGCGGCGCGATTAATTACAACGTCGGCGACGTATATGCTCCTGTTAAAAACATCCACATAATTCACAGAGGGGGTGGACAAATCTCGCCGACGATTCCACCTAATTTCGGTGGAGTGATACGGGCGATTTTGTTCCTTTGGCTTTTTTCCATGCAGGACCGCGATTGGTGGACTCTGATGATGAGCAAATTCGGTATGCCGATTTTGGTCGGCAAGGTAGATTCATCTAATGTCACCGCCGTGACGAATATGCGGCAATCTCTCGCGCTGGCCGTTCAATTGGGCGGCATCGCCATTGATCGCAAAGCCGCACTGGAAGCGATTCAGGTCGCCGGAGTGGATGGCAGCAACGCCCATAAGATTTTTCAGGATTGGCTGAACTGTGAAGTGAGCAAGATTGTCGTAGGACAGGTGACGAGCGCACGGCCCGAAAAGGGCGGCTTGGCTGGCGGCATGGCAGAACAAGCGGAGAAAGTGCGCGACGATATTCGCATTTCCGATTTAACCAGCTTTGCATGGACGCTCGAACATCAATTGTTCCCGCAAATCCTTGCCATCAATCAATATCGAAAAGGCCGAGTTCATGTTTCGTGGGGCGGTCTTTCTGCTGATGAACTGAAACTTTTCATGCAGGCTGTTGGCCAGGGCTATCCGGCTGGCATTCGCCTGGCTGATAGGGGTATTCAGACGCTTACGCAACGGAGTGGCGTTGAATGGGAGCGCGTGCCGGATAAACTCATGCAATCCTCGATGGGTGGAATGTCTGGCGGCAAAGACAAGGAAAAGGAAACAGCGGAGAAGAATTAATGGCCGCGCAACCTCCAATTATTTTCGGGCGAAATAAGAGCAATATCACGCCATTGCCGACGAGTTGCAGGGGCATGAGCGGGTTTTGGACCGTGCCGAATGGCTGGTTCATGAAACCCGCAATTCAATACAACCCTAATGCTGCCTCAAGCGAAATGGTCGCCAGTCCGAACAGCGATTTTTCGGCCCCCGTTTATTATTGCACCTTGAGCGATGACGGGCAGACATTTTGTTTTTACGACCAACTACTTGATACCTATGCCCGAACCTGAAAATAATCCGTGGATTAGCGTTCCGTTGGCTGCGCGTTTCTACATCTTCAAGCATGTCGAGACTGTGCGCCGGATGTGTATCAGTGGGACATTCAAAAGCGCCCGCAAAGTGGGGACGGGCCAAAAAGCGCATTGGCAAATTTTACGCAGGGAAGTCATTCAACACTGCGGTAAAACAGCAAACCAACAACTATGACCACCACAGACAAAACTCCACAAGCACCATCATTCACTCAAGAGCAGATGAACGATTATTTTCGTTCGCCCGAAGGCCAGCAGGCTTTGCGGCAATCACGCCTGCCACAGGAAGTCAAACAGCGTCCGGCAATGTCCGAGAGCGAGATGGACAAATATTGCAAGCTCGCCGAAAAGACGGACATTCGGTATATCCGCATTGACCCTGAGACTAAAAAGCCGCTGACCGAACCAAAAGGCGAAGAAACGTTTTGGCGGATTATGAATGTCATTCCGCAGGCAGTAGGCCACAATGAATCCCATATTCGGGTGAATTTCTACCTGCAACGCTTTTACCTGCACAAGACCTATCAGCGTTCGGTTTCTCCTACGAATGCCGCGCAGGTCACGGAGCATGAAAGCTATACCATTCGCTCAACAAGCCGGTGGTCAAAGCTCTATTCGCTAACCGAAGTTGGCGACCGCATCATTGACGCGGCGGATTTCGAGCGTGAATATAAGCGGGATGAAGAATGAGAGAGCCTCAAAAGCCGTGGATTGGCGTCGATCTTGACGGAACGCTGGCTCTGCAAGATGGAATGGGTAGTGCAATCCATATAGGCGAGCCAATCCAGCCGGTGCTGGATTTTGTCCGTCGCATGGTGGAAAAAGGAATGAGGGTTAAAATTTTCACCGCTCGCGTTGATGGTGGAATCGCTGGATATCCTGATTCTCATCTTTATTCTGACGTTGACTTAGTGCGAAACACAATCATAGAGTGGTGCAAGAAGCATATTGGGTGTGAATTGGAAATTACCAATATTAAGGATGGCGCTATGCAGCTTCTTATTGACGATAAAGCAATCCATTGCTCTAGAAATACTGGAACATTTTATCCAATGCTCCAAGGATGACAGTTTCCATCACAATCTCTGGTCTTGATGAATTGCTTACGGATGAACTGCGGGAATTGAAGCAGGCGGCTCAAGCCGCAATGGCTGAAAAGTTTTTTGAAATTACGCGGGAGAATTTTGGCGATAATGGAGTTGACCGCCCTATTGAATGGCCCGCACTTGGTTTCAAATATGCAATGCGCGTCGGTAGGGAACATGCAACTTTGTTTTTGACTGGTGAATTGGAAGCCTCAATTCAAATTGATAGCTCCAATCCCGATTTTGCCGAAGTATTCACCGAAAATGAATATGCTGCTGCTCATCAATTGGGAACACAGCAACTGCCAGCACGTCCATTTTTTCCAATCGTCGGGGATATGCAATTGGAATCCGCTCAACTTACCAATTTCGCGCAAGAAGAAGTTTTGAAGGCCGCGCAACAGGCAATCGATAAAAAGAGCGGCGGCTAGTTCCACCGCTCTTTTGTTTTGCCTCAGCGTTTCAATGCGATGCGTTGCTCCGCTTTGCCTTTGCTGTGCTGTGCGCTGCCTTTGCTTGGACTGACTTTGCGCGACTATGCCTTTGCAGTGCTGAACAAAAACTTCCGTCAACGATTATTTTCCATAAGGTCAACGCGGTCAACTTTCCATTTCATTTGCCATGAACTACAACAGCGACAATGAAATTGAGTTCGTTCGGTCAAATCGCCACCCGCAGCAAGATTGATTCTTCCAAAGGCATCATTTTTGGCGTGTCAGTTATTACCGTTGGAGAGGCGGAAGGCCATGAATTGATGATTGATACCAAGACCCTAGAACAGGTCAAAACTCAGGCTGAAACATTCTCTGATGGCCTGAAAGTCCGAATGAATCATCCTGACAACGGTCAGGCCACAATTCAAAGCATCGTCGGCTCACTCAAGAATTTTCGCATTGAAGGCAAATCTGTTCGGGCTGATTTGCATCTTTTAAAGTCCGATGAAAACTTTGACAAAATCATCGAACTGGCGGAAACGCAGCCGGAAAACTTTGGTCTCTCCATCGTATTTAGCGGGAAGGCGGAAACCGAGGATGATGTCAAGCTGGCCCGCTGCACCGAAATTTATGCGTGTGATTTGGTGGATACACCCGCCGCGAATCCGACCGGACTATTTTCTAAAAAGGATACATCTATGAGCAAAACTATCAAATATGCCAAAGGCGATTCGGGCGACCATGCCAAGGATTGCGAATGCAAAATGTGCATGGAAAAGGGTGAGAAGGGCGAAAAGGAATCCAAGATGAGCGCCATTTTCGCCAGCCTTGGCCTTTCCGAAAACTCCACCGCCGATGATTTTGTTTCGGCTCTTGGCAAAAAGCTCAAACCCGATGCCGATGCCGCATTGCTGGAACGGCTGGCCAAGCTGGAAAAGCAGGATGCGCAAACACTTGCATTGTCGAACAAAACTCAAATCGACCATTTACTTGCCGAAGCCGCAGCCAATGGCAAAGTTGTTCCATTCGAAATGGGCGACCTGTACGAGGAAAAGGACGGTGTTCTAACCGTCAAAATGCAGCCGACTGCGCTGGCCAAAGTCATTTCGAAGCTCACGCCTACGGTCAAGACTCCTAAAACCAGCATGGGAATTCCCAAGGATCCCGATGGCAAGCCCCTGCCGATTACCGGACTCCACAAGCGTCGAAATCCGACGCAGTTGGCCGCAGTGCAATCGTATTGCGAGCAACAGCGCGAACTGAATGCGCCCATCATCGGTGCTCATATCAAACGTCTCCATGTCGAAAGCATGGAAAAGCAGACAATGAACTAACCTGAATTTTATGGCAAACTTTTCACTATTCGATTTGGCGACAATCAACCGCGCCGACCGCTACACCGGCCTGATTGAGGATGTAACAACTCTCCCGCGCGAGTGGGATACAATTGCCGCCGTCCCCCGCGATGGCACTTGGTATGAAATCGCCAAGCGCGTGACATATCCGACCGCTCAATTCCGCAAGCCAAATGCGGGCGTTGGCACTTCCAAGAGCGTCTATAAAAAGGAACTCAAGGAAATGCTGTTCATCGATACGATTTTGAATGTCGATGAAGCCATTTGGGATGCTGATGATTCCAGCGTTGGAACGATCTGGATGAACGAAGCCGAGGGCGCGATGAAAGCGGCGGCAATCCTTATTGGACAGCAAACCTATTATGGCCAGAGTGCCGATGCCAATGGCTTTGTGGGCCTGCGCAGCCAGCTTTCCTATGTTGTCAAAGGGGGTGCCACCACGAATTCCACGTCGGCCTACCTGCTTTGGGAAGATACTAAGCAGGGCATCCGGTATGACGTTGGCAAAAATGGTTCCTTCGATATTTCAGCGCCGATGCGCCAGCAAGTAACCGACGGGTCAAGCAATCCCTACTTCGCCTATGTAGGAAACCTGAAAGGATGGATTGGTTTATTTGTCGGCTCAAATCTTTCGGCTTTCGCCATCACCGGCATCACCACGACTGTTACCAGCCCTGGAACCAATGGCATTACTGATGCCCAGGCGCAGCAGCTCTATGCCAACATTCCCGAGGCACGCCGCAATAAATTGCGCTGGTATATGAATCGTACGTGTGCCGCAATTCTCGAACAGAACCGCAATGCGGTCACGAATGCGACCGGCATCGCACAGTATCAACCGGCGGATGCAGGTGGGCGTCCGGCTTATTCCCCATTGCCTGAGATGCTAGTGGGATGGCCCGTGGAGACGACAGACAGCATACTTTCGACAGAAACGAACTCTTAGTCAAGACAATTAACGTCTTATACCAGTTATATGACTCCAAGTTCTACCCTGACAAATAAAGGCGATGGCCGAATTGGAAGCCTTCATATCGGCGGCAATGGCGTAATACGGAACACCGCGTTTACGTTGCTCAATTATTTCAAGAACTTGCTCATCCGTAAATATGGCTCGCGCGTGAGATTCTCCCCTGCTTTTCCGAGATATAGTAAACTCGGTAGAAATGCGACCCTTTCGCTTGCTGTCCAGCATATTTTCTTTTCTGGTTCCAAGCCACAAATGATTCGGATTTACGCAGCGAGTATTATCGCACGAGTGGCACACATCTCGCCCCGCAGGAATAATCCCGTTATGGAGAATGTAGCTTGCGATGTGCGCTCCAATGCTTCCGCTTGTTTCAAATCCTCGTCCGATGGCGGCGTACTTCTTCGGCCCTGTATTCTGCGGAATTATCCAGCACGAATCTGGTTCGGACTTAATTACCTTATCAATAAACCTTTGCGGAAATGTTTCCGAAAAGCCGTTGAGGTTAAGGAATTCTTTTTTGATTGCGTCCGGGTGCAAGCCCCATTCAATCAGATGGGCATCTGTCATGGTTCGTTTCATGGCTACAATCTCGGATATTTTGAATACCAAAACAAGTAAAAATCATTATGAGCGTAAACTTTTCCGGCATCGTCCCGAACAACTATCCGTTTAATAACCGGATAGTTCTCGACAACAGCTATATTTCGCCAAACATCGCGGGGCCAACCGCCACCGTCAACACGAACTCGCTCAATTTGCTAAATGCGACGCCGTATCCAGTGACAGAAGTCGTCAACGTGCTTTGTGTCGTTGGCGTTCAGGGAACCGCGAACACGGCTAATAGCAAGAATGTCAACGTCATCTTGCAGCAGACCACGGCGAACACCGATGGCACGGCCAATTCAACGAACTGGGTTAATATCCCCACGCTGGCTGCCGTTTCCATTGTGACCGATAATGCGGGCGGCGGATGGGCTGCGCAAGGCAACGCGCTTTACAAACTTCCACCTGGTACTGTCACCGAACAGTTCATTCGCGCTCAGTTCACGCTTGAGTCCAATGGCGGCAACGCTTCAAGTTCGAACTGTTACGTTGCACTGGCGTTCTAGTGATAATCGAAAAGGGGAAACGAGAATGAAAATATTTCCAGTTTTCACAGCCCTATTCCTTTTGCTGCTCATTTCGGGCGCAAGGGCTGGTGAAATTAACTGGCCGACCGCGCAGAATACTGTTTTCACGAATAACATCGTTTCGACAAACATCACGGCGACCACAATTCAGACCAATTCATTTACTGGCGTCCGGTCAATTTATCATACGTTCGAATTTGATTGGACCGGAACTGGAACCAATGCGGCCACGAATTATTTGGATTATAGCGTTTCTGGCATCAATTGGACGAACGCCTTCACCATAGGCGGAACGGCGAGTTATTCGGCGCAGGTTCAATTAACCGGAGTGTTTCCATATTTCCGCGAACGCAGCACCATGTATAGCACCAATGGTTCAATGAACACCTACTATGCAGGCCACTGATTCCAAAGCGACTCAATTTGTTACCGGCGGCAATCTCATGGCGGACTGCCCGCGAAAGGTGTATGTCGGCACCACGGCGCTTTGGTCGATTGACCCGTATTTCTTCCAATGCTGCCTCAAGGTTCAGGCCGAATTGTTGGAAAAGAAGCTGACTGGACAATCAAAGATTGGTTCGATGCTTGGCTTTTATGCCGGAGAATCTCCGGTGGGACGCTCCCGCAATTCTCTCACGGCTGAATTTCTCAAGACCGATTGCACTGACCTTTTGTTTATTGATTCCGACCTGATTTTCTCCGCTGAACAAATTGAGCGCATTGTCCTTCACGAGGAAGATGTCGTTGGCGGTTTGTATCAGATGAAGTGCGAAGGGCAACCGCGCATTTGCTGGAATCACAAAGAAGGCGTCACCACACCGAATGAAAAAGGGTTGATGGAGGTTTGCTATATCGGTACTGGCTTCTTGCGCGTGCGCCGTCGCGTGTTCGAACGAATGGTTGCAGAATTTGGGGAGGATATTTGGTATGACACCGATAACGCGCAAATCAAGCGTGAGCGCCAGTATGATTTCTGGCGCATGGGGGTTTACAAATACAAAAACGGGGACCGTCGCTGGCTTTCGGAGGATTGGTGGTTTTGCCAGAAGTGTCAGGATTTAGGCATCCCCGTCTATGCCGATTGCAGCATTCTCGCACGTCATTCTGGCAATGCGATTTATCCGCTTTCCTACCAGCATGACTTGCTTTACCCGAAAAAGGATTTGGCCGCTCCGGTGGCTGATAGCGCGGGAGCTTCGCGCATGACTTCCCCGCTTGTGGAGGCTCCTGCGCCAATTTCTTCTGACCGCATCCAACCAACGCCGGGATTCAGCATGGAACATCTCAATGCGGCAATACCAGGCGAATTTGAAAGGGCAATAGTTTGAGCCAATACACGAGTCAAACTGACATCTTGGGCGAGATTCAGCTTGCCGACCTGATTTCATTGACCGATGACGCTCCGTTTACGGGCAATGTTAATCAGACCATTTTAAATCAGGTGATTTCGAATGCCAGCGGTGAGATTGATTTCTATGTTGGAAGTCGTTATTCGGTTCCATTCAGTCCAACGCCGCCATCAGTGGAATCAATGGCCATAGTTCTGACCTGTTACCGGCTCTATCGTCGGCGTGAAGTTCCTGACGAAAAGAACAAATATACCGAGGATAGACAGGAAATTATCAAGTTCTTGCAAAAGGTTAAGGCTGGCGATGAGGCTCTTGATTTGAGTGTTTCTCAGGAATTTTCGCCGGTTCAATCCGTCCAGCGGGCGACTATTTATGGATGGGGTTCGTCCTTCGTTCCAAACTCAATGTAACGATGAATGCAAGCCACAGCCGCAAATCAAATTATCCCCGCAATGGAGTTCATTGCGGAAACGCTCTTGACCTTGGTTCAAACGGTCAACGGCTCTTGCGTCATGGTTTCAAACATGCGGGAAATGTGGCAACTCGCCTCCGAAGATTCGCAGAAACCTTTGATTTATGTGTGCTACGGTGGCGAATCCGCTTGGAGCAGCAATGCCAACATATCCGCACTGACATATCGAGTGTCCCGAAATTGGATAATTGGAATCAAGCAGGGACGGGGATATACATCGGACAGGGGATACAGCCTGACCAATTTTCTACCATTTGTGGAACTCGTACGCGACACGATTCGCACCATGATCGGCGTCAGTCAGGACAACGGAAACGATTTTGCTTCCATCGAACCTTGGTCCCTGGGAACGCAGATCATCGATGGGTATATTCTGCGATTCAGCACGAAAAACGATTTGCCTCAAATTTTAACGCAACCCGATTAAGCCTATGGCCGATTTAACACCAGAACAGCAGGCAGCCCAGCAAAAACTGGCTGAGGCCCGTGCCGCCCGAATCGCGGCCAAAGTCGCTTTAAAGGCCAAGCAAGATGCGCTTCGCGCCAATATCGGCAAGACCTTTTCGAACGGCGAACAGGATGCCAAGGTTGTCAATTTCGAAGTCAATCACTATTCCGACGGGATATGGGGAGAATCATTCGTCATCGAATTAGATAATCCAAATCATCACACATTCAGAAATTGTGAAATGTTCCTTGCGGAATTTCAATTGAAAGGAGCGCCGTAAAATGTCATGGCCGCCAAGTTTCAGCCTCGCCTTTAAAGGCGCAGGTTCAACCACTATTAAGTGGGGCACTGATGGCATCATGCCGAACAGTTCGCCGAATGGTAATGGTTCCGGTGGCGTATTCGGTTCCTATACCGTCGAATCCATTCGCCCGAACGATGAGATTGAAAACATTTACATCGAAAATGGCACCGGCATCAAGTCCACGCGCATTCAATTGTGGCAGGGCCGCGTGGTTACCTTCACCGTCGTTGACGACCTGAACATGATTCATCCGGCAATGGGAACACAGGTTTACATCATTGACCCGATGAGCGGAGATTTCCTGCTTTTCACTGTTACCAATAATGGCACAAACAACGCCCGTAAGGTTGAAGGCAAGCGTGATATTACCGCTGAATATCTGACCAACATTGAAGGTGGTGGCTCCGTGCCGCCCATCTAATCCATATGAGTACGGGGAACATTAATCCGGTATTGGTAGAGATGGCGACGGCCCGCGCTGCCGCCGACCCGTTGCCGGGCGCATTGAAAGAAGCATTCATTGGCGGCGACATCAATGTAGCCAAGGATGTCACAGTGCGGCGCGTCGTGGCGTCTGACTGGAAAAAGCTTAAATGGCTGGATTCGCCGATTCTCAAACAGATGCTTGAACTTCAAAAGCCGGTCGAAGCGCGGGAAGAGGTGCCATATACCGATACCGAAGCTTTTGAGATTTGCTTTCAATTCACCCGTCCACCGAAAGACACACATGCCTTTTTGCTTGGACCTCGTGAGAACTTTCGAGAAGCGGCGATTGACACCATTGGCGATAAATATGATTTGCCGTTGTGTTATAAAATCGTGGACGCGGTTTCAGAGCAATTCGCCAAGTCCTTTTTGACCGCGTTGCAATTCATGCCCGATGAAGAAAATGCGGAAAAAAAAAGTCCATAGAGGATGACGATGATGAACTTTCGCCATTGCATAACCTTATGGAAGCAGTCAATAAGCCAAAGCCATCGGCAACAGGTGACGGATGGTTGCTCGAATACGCCGCGTTGCTCCTTAAAACATTTTTCAATGGCAGACCGGAATATGTTTGGGATGAACTGCCAATGATAGAGGGATGGGCTTACTACCAATGGGCGGTCAATAACGACCCATTAGTGAAGATTTTCGGTGAGCGAAACAGTAAGGGTTTTGTCGCTCAACAGGTGGAACGATTGGTTGATGAAGCCATTAAACATGACCCGCGTTGGTCTAAAGATTAAATGCCACGTTTAGCAGTCCAGTTTGAATTAGAAGTATCCAGCGCCCAAAAACAAGGGCAGCAGGCGGGTTCTCAATTTGCCACTGGATTTGCGCAGGGCTTGTCGTCAAAAGGAAAGGCCGAAGCAGAGGCATTCATGCGCGGTTTGAGCGCAAGTGCCAAAGCGTCCGTCATGGCACAATTGGGACTGTCATCAGGAAACGTTATCACGCCGCCAGGACTTGCGGTCTCGGCTTCTAAATTCCAGCAAATGCTGAATATGGGGCCGCTAAAGACTCCCATGCTCCCAACCGATTCAACGCAGGTCATGCGGCGAATCAATCAAATGGTTGGATTGAACAATATTCAGAATGTCGCCACTGGACAGGCTCGCACAATTTATACCGATTTCTGGAAGCAAATAACGGCTGGAACAATCAAGGGCTTGCGAGATGTCACCGGCAAAGATTTGGCTAAAGTACAAGGATTGCCGGACATCGCATCCTATGGTTCTGGACGAATGAAAAGTCTTTTGCTTGGTCTTGGTGCCGCTCCATTTTCTTCATGGATTGGCGCACGCTTGCTGTCGGATGCGGCCTTTGGTGGCAAAGGTGGCGGCGCCGGTGGTGGACATGGCGGCTTGCTTGGCGCTGGCGGCGCTGGCGGCTTCGCCGAATTCTTCATTGGCATTGAAGCTCTTAAAAAGGCATTCGACTATGGCGCAGAGAAAATCAAACAGGTCATCGACAAAGGCTTTGACTTGTATGTGAATGCTTCACGCCTGCACACGACCGTTGGCCGATTCTTCTCAACAGAAGAAGCTGGCAAACAGGCCGGTCTTTCTGAATCGCAAATCGAGCAGTTCATGCTGCGTAACCAATGGGGACGTGCCCGCACTTCTTTGCAGAATTTTGGCGTCATGTCGTCTCTGCGCGGCATGTCGAAAGATTTTCAGGATGCCTATCGCTGGGCGGCTCAAATTCAAGACCGGTGGGAATATACCAGCCGAACATCCTACGAGATTCACGTTAACATTCAACGCATGAAAGTTGATTGGTTGACCATGTGGAATGACAGCGGATTTTTAAAGGCATTGGATTCATTGACTGGATTGACTGACAAATTACTACATCTCATGGCATCCAACGGTAGTTCGATTCCGCGCACTCTTTTGGCCGGCCTGTTTCCGTCATTAAGCGGATTTATTTATCAACTCGACCCGAATACCGGAAAAGGTCCAGCGTCAACCAACGCGCCTTTATTCAATCTTCCACGCGCGTTGCCTCAAATGAGCCAATTCGAGCGCATGGGTTTTAATATCGGCGGTGTGAAAACCACGCAATCCCTGCTTGAAAAAGCCAATGGTTATTTGCAGGAGATTGCGCAAAACATTTCTAATGTCGTTAAGGGTGAAACCGGCGGTAGCAGTCACGGTCTCGGTTATCCAGGTTCATCCGGCGCGCTTCATAATATTCCATAATATGCCAATCCCATCACGCAACATTCCAGTCGTCACAAAGTTGACTGCTGAGTTTACCGAACAATCATGGTATTTCGGACCAGCGCAACGAATCTCGGTGGCCGACCCAACAGTTCCATCCCATTTTCCGTGTCATATCACCGGCACTTCTGAGGGATTGCTTTGCGCTCATGGTTCCGAAATGGTTGGCATTCCGTGGAGCGTTTTGCGAGCAGTTTGGGAGTCCGCAAATCCGAAACTTACCGCACCGCCTGCGCCTAAGAATAGCGAAGTTGCTGCCGCAGTCAAAGCCGCTACCGCGGAGGCCGCAAAGCTTCCATGAGTGTACCTTCAACATTCGACAGGGCTGATGGTTCGCCCGCATCTGTAGCGGCATATGGATTCTATGGCGGCGTTCCCACGCCAGCGGGTGCGCGTGTCATTACACCATCGCCAACTTTTTTCAATGAACTGCCAACATCTCCAGCAGTTGAATTATCCGAACAGGCGACAATCTCAAAGCGATTTGTTTGCGATTATCTGACCGGCCAACTTGTTTTAGCGGCGTCCCCTCGCGGAACAATATTGACCGATACAGCCAATAATGTAAGCCGCGTATTATCTACACGCCTTGATTATCTCAAGGGGGATTATGCAATGGTCACGCAAACTGCTGAGGGAGTTTCATTCAGCGTTCCACCGGATGAGTTTGATATTGAAGTACTGGAATTCAATCCAGCCATTCAAAAGCATCCCCGTTATTGCGGTCTAAACAATGCGAATCCATCAGCGCCGGACGGCGGATATGCGGCATGGCAAATCTTTTCGTATATCCAGCAGGCGGTAAACCAACAGCTTAACGGAGCATTCGCAACATATCTTTCTCAGGTGTTCGCGTGGCTTGGTGTCCCTCAAACCTCGTCATCGACTGTCACCTATCCAACATCCACTTCGCCCATTCTGGCGCAGGCGGCTCTTGAACTTTACAATAAAATGCTCAAGGGCGAGGAAACCTTTTATCTGGCCGGTTTTCGCGTCCGGTTCTCGACCTATAATTTCCTGCCGCAAAATGTTGACCCAGGTGGACGAATTGAAGACCCCGTTGCTAGCGGCAACTTGCCCTATTATTTTTGGAGCAACGATGGCAGCGGCAATCCGGGTTCAAACATCCTGACCGCTCTGGCGTCAACGATTTCGCCGCAATTTTACGCCAATGGCATATCATGGCTTCGTGAGGCTGACTCGCAGTCCTATCAGCGCACATGGTTCCGACGCACTCAAAGTTGGGTTGGCGGCCCTGCTGGTGGCCCATTCCCGAATGGTTACAGTTTCGTCGGTCACTGGGATACCGACATTTATTCAAATACCTTTGACGGTTACAACCTGACTACATGAGGCGTTCATTCCAAGTGATGATTCCGCGAAACGATTTGCCTCGTTTTCGTGAAACATCTCCGCTTTCACCTGCGCGGGATTCCGGTTCAATGAGCCGGATGTATCTTGGCGTCACGCGAACGGCGGACAGGGCGATTGCGCTGGCCAATAAAGCCTCACAACTGTCAGCCATGTCTCAGGCTGGCGGCTTGCCTGGATTCTCCATTCAGACCGGCAATTTTTACCCGTTCAAGATTTACACGCCGACAAACCTTTCGTCGTTCCTGTTCTCGACTTCCGGCCAGACCGTTCCAATGGTGACAACGACTGGGGGTGCCCTTGTGCCATGTCAACTAATCAATGGCGCAACGAATTTGGCGGCCAATCCTCCGCAATTGAATATCGCAGAGACATGGCGCTTTTGGGCGGTTCGATGGGGATGGGTGGAGACACGGCCAATCTATTCGACAACCAATCTTGCGGGGAATATGACATATTTGGTTGTGCCTCAATACGTTGATTTTTACGAGGCAAATGAACCCGCAAATAATCCAGTCACGCCTGATTCAAGCAATACAAACCCATCTGGCATTATCGCATTAGGCGTCAATCCAGAACCAACCTCTAATAGCGTTTCGGCGTCGCTTTGGATTCAAGTGATTCCCGATACAAGTTCGGCGGCGTTGCCAACCGCTCAGATTCAAGGAGTTTGCTATTATAGCAGTTCACCGCCGTATGACGTGACAATCCCCGCACCATTCAACCCAACGACCAATAATCAGATTCCAATCGGTTATCTGTTTGGTAATGCGCCAGCCGTGCAGGCGTACAGCCTGATATTCGATCATGCTCGTAATCGGTTCCCGTGCGGCAATGGTAATTTCGGCGGCAATGGCAATGGGACGGTGATGAACTTTCGCGGGACAATCTCGTACAATTCAACCGCGAACACGGCCGTCGTTTCTCCATCTGATTTGCTCAGCCAAGTGATGTACCCAGGGGACGTAATTTGGTTTTACAGCTATTTTACGTCAGGTTCAGGTGGCATCAATCATAACCGGCAATATTCATTTGTTGGCGCGACGCCAGCACAGTTCAATCAAAGTTTTGCCTATCCGAATCCCATCGGAGATGCCAATTGGACTTCGACAATTCCGGTTGATTTGGGGACAGCAGTATGATACTTAAAGGGCAGTTGCAGGCAAAACGACTCGGGGAGTGCAAAACGCTTCTCGCGTGCCTGTTGCTTTTCCTTTTCTGTTTTTCAATCGAAGCTCAGACGCCGCTCGTTTTGCAGGTCGATTTGACATATTTCGGTGCCAATCCCGCAACCAATCGACAGGTTCAATGGCAACAAGTTTCACCATTTCAAGGGAATTTCAATTATGCCGAATCTGACCCAGTCAATGGGCAAATCTTTATCACGAACCCACCCGCTGGCCCAAGTATGGCCGTCTTGTTTCCGCTCAATTTCGTGATTCAATCGCCACCCGGTCAGCGCATCCAGTTTCAAGTGACAATGCTACCAGGAGACGCCGGAACGATTGATGCGTCCAATCGGTTGACATCGCCGTCTCCAACATTTCCGGCTGGTCTCGTTTCATGGGCAGTGGCTACGAGCGAAACACGCTATGCCTTGAGCACTAATCAAGCGGGCGCTTATGGCACGCTCGCGCAGATAACCAATATTGCCGTCGCCACCGCCAATCTCGTTGGTCAAAATGGGACGAACAACCTCAATTCCACAAATGCGCTTTATCAGCTTGTCTTTAATGCCTTGGGAACATTGGCGACTAATTTGGCAAATGCAAGGCAAGCTGGTTCTTTCACACTCACAAATCTAGCGATTACCGGGGCTTTCACAAATGTCCTTTCCGCTGGTCAGAATACCACCCTTTCAACAAATGCTGGCGTCGTGAGCGTCAATGCCACCAACCAAACGTTCCTGACCAACACCATGACCGGCATCGTGTTTCAGTCTCCGAACGCTTACCAGCCAGCGACGGCTGCATTGACGAATCTGAGCGGCACCGGCGCATTCACCAACGGCTTTGGCGCTGGCTTAAATGTCACCGTGACGACAAATGCCGGTCAGGTTCTCGTGAATGCAAATAGCCAAACGAACGGTTTTACCAGCATCGTTTCATCGAATCCGGCTGCGTATTATCAAAATAGCAATCCGTCAAATTTCATTCAATCGACTGCTGTTCCGGCGACATTGACGAATGGCTTTTATCCGCTTTCAAACCCGTCGAACTTTATCCAATCGGCCAATGTGCCAGCATCGCTGACAAATCAATTTTATCCGTCGTCAAACCCGCAGGGATTCATTCCCTCCGTGAATACCCCGTCATGGTTGACCAATGGGCTGTTGCCCGGCCAGAACATAAGTTTTATGACCAATGGGAACGTCCTGACGGTTTCGGCAACGAACCAAACCTTTTTGACGAATAACTGCGTCCAGAGCGGATTCACGAATGCGTTGCTTTCTCAGGGACAGGCGACATTGCTCTACTACCCTACTTCCAACCCTTCTGGATTTATCTCCGGCGCGATAACGAACGCTTTCCTACCAACCAATACCGCTGCTCTATTGTACTATCCAACATCGAATCCTTCTCAATTTATTACAGGTCTTTCGACAAACGGATTGGCATCGCTGGTTGTCGTCACTAACCTAATAAATATCGCCGGATTCAATTCCACAAACAACGACACCTATAATTTTCTTGTCCTGTCGAATGTGACCTATGGGATTGGACTGGCGAACAGTAATAATGAAATACGCCTTTATGGTGTTGCGACGAACTATGCGAACACAAATGCAGCCGCGCAAATTGCAGCAATCCCAGTGCGCACGAATTATATCGCGTCGACAAATGGAATCGCCTATGGCGCTCTGATAATCGCAAATGCTCTCGTGCTGAACAGCAAGACTAATTTCCTTGGTTCAACAAACGTTATCGGGGTCGTCGGCAATTTCGGTGGAACATATGAGCGTGCGCCGTATGGAACTATATTCACCAATTTCTCGAACAGCGCATACACCATTATTTATTCGCTAGGAAATTTTTACCTGCAATCGAACACCGTCACCATGTATAGTTGGGGTCCACCACTCGGCTTAGGGACAATCGTTCTAGGCCCTTCGCCAGCCCCCTATGCCTCTTTTGGGGGATATCGTGGCGAGGATGGCATTGTCATTCACGGCATAATTGATTCAACCAACTTGCTTTATCTCCTGCAACAAGCGGTTGGCGTGCCGGTTGTCGCAGGAATTGGGCTGACGAATTCAGTTGCCTCGGGAACGAACACCGTATCGTTGAACACTAATTTTGTCGTTCAATTAATCATCGCCAATTCAGTTGGACCGACAAACGGAGTGGGGACAAATTTCGTGGAGAGTTATGTCTCTCAGTTCAATCTCACAAATCAGTTCTTTGCTGCACCGGCGATCACCAACGTTCTATATACGAACGTCACTTCTCTTGAACCGGTCATCTCCGGCAATACGGTGTTCATCGAAACCAACTCAGGTGGGGGCGGAACGACGGCTAATGCGTATTTGACGAACGGAGTAAATGCCGATGCCTTTCCAAGTCTCACCAACGTGACGACTACAATTTCGATTAGCAACGTCACAGCCTCAACAATCGTCAACTCCCCAAATTTCGGAGTTGGCGGCACGCCGTATCTTAACTTCTCCGGCCAGCATTATGTTTTGGATTCGCCGGGGAGCGTATTGACGACATTTGGCGGTGATACCGGAACTGGCATAATCGGCGGGACGAGCAATCAGATTGCTACCGTAATCGGCCAGTTCTACGGAGGATTCATCTTTGGAGGTTTCAGCAATGCTTTGCAAAATGGAAGCGGCGGTGCATGGGTCAATTCAGGAATTGAAAACAGTTTCCTATCGCATATTTATTCATTTAGCGGAGCGGTGACCAATCTGGAAATCATCAACTCCTACTACAGTGGAATTTCGAATCAGCCAGGCGGCACGTTATTCAACGATGGGATTATCAATGGCGTCTATTCGTACATCGGTCAGAACTCGTCATCCGGTTCAGGCGTCTATTCAAATGACTTCGCCTTAGGGCCGGATGTTGGAATCACCAACAGCGATGTTATCGCTATTAACGCCAGTCCTTCAACTCCGATTACCTCAACGACGAATGATGAGATTCTTCTTTCAGCGGCAAATGGGGTTTTCATCAATGGCTCGCTTATTACGCCTGGAATTCCGTATTTGAACGGTTCAGGAACGAACACGACATTGAATTCAGCGGTGTCTGTCGTTGTGACAAATCTTGGAGTGCTCGGAACGTCGTACCTTGATGCGTCGAACTTGACGGCCGTTTGGACTGCTCCACCGTCTCAGCAGACCGGCACATATCCTCAGGGACTTGTCCCGATAATGACTTGGAGCAATCTGCCATCCGGTCTTGCATGGGCGTCTGGCAATTTCCTTGGAACATCGCAAGCCAATAGTGTTTCGAACGCATGGGGCTTTTTCACGACCAATAGCGTGACGGTGACGACATGGGGCACTCCCGGCATGAGCAACACGGTTACCTATACCTTTCCGTCTAATGTCACTGTTTCCGGGGATGGAATTTCCTTTGGCGATGCCGACCAGGGATTTGCGCAGGCATTGTTTCAGGTTTCATATGATGACGTGAACTGGACCACGTTGGGACAGACTCAATTGCAATGCAGCCTCAGCGGAAATGCGATGACGAATTTCTTTGCTCCGGTGGTATCCAGATATTTCAGATGGTCGTTTACGAATCAGCTCGGAACGTTTCAGGTATTTGGCGCTGGCAACAGCGCACTTGACCCGCCAGCTCAGATTTACGGTCCGCCATATGTTCCACCGACCGCCAACAACGGCATGAATGTCGTTTCATCGCCCGGACCGTCCATCTACTACAACGCTCCGAACGGTATCGGTTTCGGAATGACCAATGTTTATCCATATCAGCTTTCCATTAATGGAGGCGTATTCGCTGGTTCAGTTGCCGCTCCGAACGCCAGCCTTGGTGCGCTGGACGTGTCATCGTTGACGTTGAACGGCAATCCCGTCTCGCTCTCAATCAGTTCATTGATATCCGTCTATGCAACCAATTTCTTCGATGCTCGGCAGGACGGGATTTACACAGGCAATGGCGTGCCAGGATTCCTGACAAATTCGGTTGGCGCCGTCTTTGTGAATATGACGAACTTCCCGTCCGGTCAGGCATATAATGGCGTGTACTCATCGGGTCCGACGTGGCTGGCAACAACGAACTGGAATACGTTCATTGCGGGGTCTTTCTATTCCACGAACTATCCACCGTCATATTATGTGGCTGGTTCATCTCCTTTGGGAAAATGGGTGCCAACGACACACATATCCGGTATATCCGGTGCTTCTCCATCCTTTTTCTTTGCCACATCGCCGCTACTCAATGGGACGCCGCCGATTACGACGGCTTACGTCGTAACGAGTGTGGTCAATCCGTTGACAACCGTGTCATCGGTTAATTCCTCAATAACCGTCGTTCCGAGCACCAATAACGGGGTTGTGAATTACGACCTCTCAGTGGGAGCAGGACAGAGCGTTTATTTCATCGTCAATCAAAGTGCGACTCTGCCAATCGCCACGCGTCCGGCCATCTGCTACGACACTCTTGGCGGGGAATTTTTCAAGACAAACTCAACGACCGACAACTCTGGCTGGTTGCAAATAATCTCAGACCAATGAAACTTCGATTTTTCATCTTGTTAATGCTGCTTTCGATTTCTGCTTTCGGGCAGACTCAGCAATGGAATCGATTTGTCACTACGCCGGATGGACAGCCAGTTAACGGTAATACGGTAACGAATCTTCAAGGCTCAAACGTCGTCGGCACAATTAAGCTAACGAGCGCCAGCATCACGGCAATCACGAACAACAACATCACCATACTGGGAGCATTGACAGATAATACAGGCAATGCTGGCGGCTTCGGCCAGATTCTTACTTCTTCTCCTGGGGCTGGTGGCGTTGTTTGGGAAAATCCGTCTCTCGCGTTCCCTCTTCCCGGCAATGTCATAACGAACTTCGATCAACACAATTGGACGAATCAAAGCGCAGGCGGAATCTTTGCAAACGTCGTGACGGCTAGCACGTTCTACGGAACATTTGACGGAACTTTTAATCCCATCGGCCAGACATTTCTTTTTACAGGCAGCACGAACAGCTATTTGGAGAGCGAAATCCAAAACACGAGCAACGGTACAAATGCGAGCGGTGATTTTGTGGTGACGGCTGGCAATGGAAATGAGTCTCAAGGCTACGTGGATATGGGAATCAACTCCATGAACTTCCTCGGATACATCGGCAGTTCAAATGATGCGTATTTGTACGCTCAAGGCATTCCGACGAATACATACGGTGGCAACCTGTGGATTGGTGCGGCAACGACAAATACGGTGACGACAATCTTCGGATCATCGGCGCAACCTGCCAGTTCAGGCGGTCAAGGTTATGGATTCACAAACGAAGTGATTTATACCCCATCTAACGCTAATTTCAACGTGGCGATAAAGGCGAATGCGGGGGTTATTGGCAACGCATCCACAGCCACATCGGCGACTAATTTTAATAATGTTTCCTATATCTATCCCACGAACGTTTTTGCGAATGGAGTTGGGGACGATACGCTTGCGGTTTCAAACACGATAGTCTTGGCAAATACGGGAAACGGTTTAACCGTTATTGATTTGCTTGGGAAGTCCTACGGTATTTATGCGTCATTGCCTGCGATAGATTCGATGCACGCTCAATTGCAAAACGGTGAAATTGATTACTATTCGACAAACGGAGCCTGCCTGACATTCCCGAACACAAACGGTGTGAGTTATTTGACAGGACGAGACCAATATGAAGCGGCTCACTTAAGGATTTTCCAGAAAGCAGGTATTCCAAACACAAACTCCATTGGGATTCTTTTAGGCGATTCGAGCGGCCAATACGGAGTTGACGCGCAAGTTGCTTTTTGTTCAATCACAAACTTTTGGCGCGGGATTGAAGTCGCCTCAATGGCGCAGGTCAATATTCAGAACAACAATATTTTAAACAATTGGTCGAATGATGTTTATATTGCCAATAGCGGCCCTGACCCTGATATGATACGCATTTTTCAGAATGACATGAATCATGCAGAGGTTGGGGGCGGCTCAACCATCACGAATCAGGCTTTCAATAACATTAATATACAGTGCGATATTGGATGTAAAGACGTGGACATTGAACAAAATAACGTTGGAGGAACTAAGGCTTTCCTGCTCGCGTTTCCTCACAACAGCGATGTGATAAGCGTGAATTATGCCTACAACGAACTTGAACTTGTTCAGAACGACAACGTGCACACAAACTATTGTCCGGTTACAGTATGGGACGGTGATTTGACCTATATCAATGGGCAGAATGGAAACGGTTCCGGCGTGGCTTCAAGCAATTTTACGGCCAATGTTGGTATTTATGCGACAAACGGGTTCGGGCTTAATTTGCAGGACGATTTTATATACCAAGCGCAACCCGGCTTCAAGGTCGATGTGTGGTGCGCATCGTGGCTCAATAGCGTTTATTTTGTCAATACACCATGTCCATTGACGGAAAGGATTCACAACACATGGCAGGACGTAGGCACTCCGTATACCTTTAATTCTGGACAGGGGTCGCTTCCAATCTACTGGTCGAACACCAATACTGTGATGATTACTACTACGCCATACGGGCCAAACAACAATAATGTAATAGATATTTTTGGGGGAGGCAGCGGCGGTATTCAGGTATTCAATAACGGGAATGCTGTTAGTTTTAACACAGCGGGAAGCGTTTCGTTTATCAATTTCAATACGGAAGCAATCTACGACCAAGGCGCGGATTCATCTCTTTTAATCGCTGCTCAATATTCCCATGTTTGGCAATTAGATTCCCTGACTACATCCACAACAGATTTGGAAGGTTCGAACAATTTTCTTTATGCGTTCGCCCCCTTTACTGGAAATATTGTAGTCACAAATGGCTCATTCGTTGGCAACGGTTCCGGCCTGACAAACATGGCGACGACATTCTTTACGAACGCGCCTGTTCTCGGCGGAATTTATACAAACAACTCCGGTAAGGTTCAGGAGTTCACAGTCCCAGTAGTTGTCACTCAGCCGGCGGCAACCTTAGGCTCATCGGAAATAGATGCTCAAATCCATGCGCCAGGGGGAGCTTTCTTTACTGTAAGCGACTTGGATGTTGCTGGCGGGATTACATCGGTACTGTTTACGAACAGAGATACTTTCGTAATCAACATCCCTCAAGGATTCGGTTATTGCATTACCAGCACTGTCAGCGGGACGGGGTATACGGCTGGCATCGATAACTCGGGAGTTCGGACAAATACGCTTACGCTCTACCCATGAAGCTCGCCCTTTCAATTCTGCTATTTGCTCTATGCGCCTCGGCCCAGTTAATCCCGCCGATGGTTCAATCGTCGGTTGTGGTTCAGCATAAAGTTCCGACGCCGAAAACATTCCCTCTCTCCTGGTATCAACCGCCGTCACCGCTCGTAGCGTCCTGTACGATCACTGAGCAAACAAATGGCATTGCCTTCGCATCGACGAACACGACGGGTACAAACGTTCTCGCTCAGAAATGGCCAGGGACAAATGATTATTCATTTGTGACGATTGGAACGAACGGCATTAAATCGGCTCAATCGGTTTTCACTCTCAGCGGATGGTATCACGGCAACACGCTCAATCTTTCGGTCGTCTCAAACGGTAGCACATGGACGAATATTGTATGCGCTGACGAATCCACATTGACCGCTCCAGCGTTTTTCAGGGTGGCCATAGGCGATACGGTTGTCATGCAAGAATCTCCATCACTGGCGTTTAGTTCAACTCTTATACTGTTTGCCGGAGACATTGACAACTTTCCAAGCATAGCGGCATACAAACCACTTTGGATTCCATATACGAGAAATATTCCATGAACGAAGATACGCTCATCTGGTTATTCGCAATATTGGGCGGATGGAATCTCATCCTGACTGGTCACAGTTCTTACCTCATGTGGCAGATGAAAAAGCTCGTGCTTGCGGTTGACCTGTTCCTATCTGAGAATGGTAAAGGAGCGGCCATGATTCTGCATTCGCCAGACGACCATTTGGGAATTGATGAGCTTCTCGAACGGTACATTGCCAATCACCATGACCTTTCATATCAGGACTGGCTCGCGCTCAAGGTCGTCTGCGAGTGTATCCGCAATGGAACTATGCCGGATGGGCGCAAACTTTCAACGGATGAACAATTGGCCGCCAATTCACTGATGGCTTCGTTTCTCGCGCAACTGGCCATGCACAAAACGAGTTGGGTTGAACCCATAAAGAAAGCCGGATAATGACCCCATGAATGAGAAGCTTAAAAAGTCACTGTTTGGGGGAAGCAGTCTCGGACTTTCGGCTGTCGCGGTCATTTGGATTTACCACAATTTTGTGACTAGACAGGAATACGATAAGGATTACAGTATTCAGCAGGCACAGAATACCGAACTTTGGCACGCAATACATCAGCAACAAAATACCAGTAAACCACAATGAAAATACTCGTCCTCATCGCATTGCTCGCCTGCCTGTCCTTCAAATCGCAGGCGGCTCCAACATTGATTGCCGTAACCAATTATTTTTTACCATATCAGGAAGCGACAAATGCCATACCAACTAACCTACCTTATTCCACGTCCGCTGACATTGCGAAAGTCCTTTCTGATTTCGGCATCCACGTCTCGCTTGCGAGCGTCGGCATGTTCTTAGCCGTTGGCATTCCGCTTGTGAATGCTCTCGCGCGGTATGCCCGCAAAGCCATCCCTGATAATGCGCAGGTCAATTCGCTTGGTCTGGCGCTCGCCCATGTGGCGGGTGAAGTGAATCCATCGATTGCCAAGCTTGCGGCAGAGGCGGCAAGTCCATCTGCGCAGATAGCGATTCCTGCCACACAGGCTATATTACCGCCAGCACCGCCAAAGGTATGAATATCCTCAGCGATACCATTTGTCTTGTTTGTGGTATTTGGCTTGGTATTTGGCTTGGCGCTTTGGTTATCCGAAAAGACCAAAAGGCCGAACCCATCGAACCCGAAAAGCTGATGGAAGGAATCGGAGACCCGTAAACATAAAACAAAATCAATAAAATGAATAAAAGGAATACACATGAAATTAATTGAGTTCCCTGAGCAAACTGTCGTTATCGCCAAAGACCAACCGCAATATCTACCAATGCCGGCGCATGTGACGCACGATGATATGGGACGCATAATTTGTTGCTGGAAACTGAATTGGCGAGAGCGGCTACGATTGCTCTTGACTGGCACACTATGGCACCACATTTGCACTTTCGGCAAATCTGTCCAACCTCAATTGCTGGATGTCAAATCACCATTCGTGGCCGCGACAAAGGTTTTAATAGGCTCGTTGCTCATTTTGGTATCAATGTCCGCGAGGGCTCAAACGTCCACCAATTCCACCAGCCCACTACAGGACATTATCAACCTTGCCGCCGACATAGGTAATGGTCCTTGGGGCGTTTACAGCGGCTATGGTCATAGCATCTCAGGACCAGGCGCAAGTCTCGTATTCGCCGGTGTGACCTATGACCTCGTAACCAATGCGAGCGACGCCGGCTTTGGCTCTGGCGCAATCGTCGGCTACGACGACACGTTCAGCCAGCACGCGCATCAAATCAACTCCGTTAACGGCGGCTGGCAAGTCAGCTGGACCGGCAAACCGCTGGAATTCATCGGCTCAACCATACTGACGAATATCACAGCGACAGTGATGGCTTATCAGGTCATCGCCACGCCGGAAAAGGGCAATGCGGTCGGTGCAATCACCGGAACCTCTGTTTCGTTCGACATTGGCGAATGGAGCGGCTTTCACTTAAAGGCTCTTGGTATGTATGAGAGCCGAAATGGCACAGCGTTTGACGGCAACTGGCTTTGCGGTGGTTTGGCCATTGCACATAAGTTCTAAACCAGCCTCTAAAATACACAGCAATCGCTCCAGAATGCCCTATAAGCGATTTTGACCGTTTTATCTATGCCGCTCCAAATAGCCAACTATCGAGGCGGTAAAGGCTTCATTGATGCCGGAATACGGGCTTTCACCTACGCGGATTATACCCATACGGCGGTACGGTTCACCGAGAACCTGCCCGTTCTCGGTGGAAGCATCCAACCAGGCGAAGTCATTGAAGCTTGGTTAGGCGGCGTCCGGCGCGTAGCCAGCCTGTCAGCGCAACATGCGCATGGTCAATTGTTGGATTTGATGGAGTTTGAGGAACCGCTTACAGAGAATCAAGAGCGGATGGCCGCAACTTTCCTTTGGCAGAATATTGGGAAAGGATACGACTGGTTAAATGTCCTGCGCTTTGTTCCCTTGGTCAGAATGGCTATTCCGACACCCGCGCCTCGAATATGGGATAGGAAGCATGTTTATTGCACGGAGCTTGTCGTGGAGATGTGCAGTCATATCGGGCGACCGCTGTTCAGGCCGGATTCAGTTAAGGCGTGGCAGGTTGCGCCGGGGGACGTTCCGCGTTGTCAGCAGTTGAAGCTGGTGAAGTCGGTTTCGATCTGACCTATCCCATCTCCGCTATGGTTTTGAGCGCATCTCTAATCGGAGCCAGTTCGACCATAACACGCCTAATTGCTTTTTCTGGATGAACGCAACCAGAAATTATTCTCTCCAACATCTCAATAGCGACTGACAATTGGCGCTCGACCAGATTATGATGGTCAATGAAAGTTCCGAAATCTTGCAGTATGTCGTCAGACGCTTCACCGGATTTAAACTCATTGCGTATTCCGGTTTGAATAGCCGCCAGTTCAGCCTTCGTCTCGGCAAGCTCTTTGGCGGATTGAATGAGGGATTTGAGATTGTCATTTGAAATGTCCATTCGGATTCCTAGATTGGTTTTTCGCTCCAATTCCATGTTGATGCGCAAGTGATTTTCCAACTTATCCAATTGCTCAGTGGTCAGTGGGTTCATAATATTTGGCGACTATCCCTTCACGGCAGGTAAGCCCTCTTTGCATTTCCGGCAAAGCGTTCCATAAGTGCCTGTAAAAAGTTGGTTTGTTAGTTGCTTGCATCTGGGACATTTAAGCGTAGGGCTATGGGACGGGCATGTCTGTGAGGTATGGTTACCCCAGAGATTGCAAAAAATACACCAGAATCGTTTTTTCATCGTGGGCCTCCAGTCGCAATAGCCTCGGTCAAACACCACCAAGCCAGAGGATCATCGGTTGCAATGTCTCGCGGTTTATCGCCCCATTGCTTCTTCTTGCCCATGGCTAAACGCGCCAGCTCAGAAGCCCATTTATAGCGTCGAATCACTTGTTTTTTTGTTTTCATTGGTTACTTGCCGTCAGGGGATAGTCGCCTAATATTTATTTCGTGTAGATTGTGTAGGGCATAATATTTTAAGTGGATAAAGCGGCGATTTGCTCAGGTGTTAACCCGGCCTGCTTTGCTGCCTCTGTAGCCTTTGATTTTGCCTCCCATTTCTTATCGGCCCCATCATCCTCGCGCGTCGATGTTTGTATTAGTGCCGGAAACAGGTATCGACCGTCAATGTATGGAGCATCAAAATGCTCTACATTGCAGTCGCACCCCATAGTTGAGCCTTTGCGGCCGAGACGAATTGCGCACGCTCGGCTCTCTGATATGGCCAGCGGATAACTGTAGCCGCGCCCTTCTGTTAAATCTGTGTTCGTCCATGCTATCCAGAATCGTTTGGTTTTTGAGTTCATAATCTTCTACGGTGTTTTGGTGATAAGTTCTAAAACCTTTTGTT